TACGAGTGGCAATGAAGTTCAGAGTAATAAAGTTAATTGAGCGTGCTGGCTTGATGTAGATATCTGCAACAAACTGGTTGCTGTCGATAATCTCACCTGTGTTATTTGTCTCGTCACAAACAACCTTAAAGTCAGTAATACCACGACGACCTTGAATTTCACGAAGGAAAGGTTCTGTCATGTTACGGAACATAGCACGAGTGAATTCGTCGTTAAGCTCGAACAACTGGTATTTAGCAGCAGTTGAAATAGCTTTTTCTAAAACGATAAACAAGCGACGTACGTTAATACGATCGAATGCTGATGGCTTAGCTTGAAGAGTCTTGTCACCAAATAGGATTGTACCTTCGCCAGGGAATGATACGATTGGGTTAACACGCTTCTTGTACAAGTCATCACGTTCTGCTTTCTTAGGATTGAAAGCAACTTTTGTGATACCTAATAGTTGACCACGATTGAAGCCACCTGGTGAGAACCATGCGTCAGCAACGTTATCTGTATTAGCACATAAACCAGCCATATGGCCAGCCGCTGGGATCCAACGGTAAACGTCATTATACTTATCATAGATCTTAACTGCTGTAGAATCTAAGAAACCGTATGATGTGCTTGTTAGTGTGTCAGCAAATGCAAGAACGTCCGCCTTAGGCGTTGTTGATGCAGCAGTTGCTGAAATTGGAGGAGAAACGAACGCGATAACGTCGTTACGATTTTCTGCAATCGCTAATAGATTAGCGGCTTGAGTTTCACCATCTTCGCCATCAAGAGTTGGAGCACCGATTAGCAAGTTAACGTCTATTGTTTCAGCATCGTTAAATACTTGATAACCTGTGTCAATATCGCCTACATCCAGTGTGTTAGCATCTACACCACCAGCTAATGAGTATTCTAATACTTCATCGTCTGTTGTGAATGTCATATCTGTTGATAATGAACCAGCATTAGTTAGTCCAGCTGCGTGATCTAACCACCAGATATATTTAGATGTTGCGTTGATAACTTCTTTATAGTAGTTTGAAGTACCATCAAATTTCTTTGCATCACGTGCTTGTGAAACATAAGCGAATTTTTCTAATACAGAACCAGCAGTACCAGTAATGGCACCATCAGCATCTACTACTACAATGTGCATTTCATCTGCAGCACCGCCTTTAGCAGCGGCAAATGGAGATGTACCTGGTGCAGTTTCGAATAGACCTGAATAGTCTGTCCAATCTGCATAAGCAGTTGCACTAGTTACAACAGAAACTGTTAGGCTGTTGCCCATAACACCAGCGTGACGAGCAGCCCAAGCACCTTGAGTTGCTTCACCACCCATGAAGTTAGTTTCATAGTGATCTTGATTTTTAATTAAAAGTCCACCACCAGTTGCAGTAGCATTTTTTGCCGCTGCGCCTGCTGCGCGAACCACTTTTAGATTGTTACCGTACTTAAGGAAAGCTGCAGCGTTAAAAAAGTAAGCTGCTGTATCTTCGTTTGGAACACCAAATGAATCTACTAATTCTTTCTCAGAAGTAATGGTTACAATCTCCTCGATAGGACCCTTTGTGCCAGCTAAGACTACTGCTCCAATTGAAGTAGAGACTGCTGGTACAACGTTAGTCAGATCGATTTCGCGTATTGCTACGCCAGGAGAAACTTGAAAAGCCATTTTTCTCTACCTCGATTTTAGTTAATATGGATTGTTGAGAGCATAATATGTGTCATAATAAGGATTATTCACTTCTTACATATATTTATAAGTTATGGGTTTCTAGCCATCAAACCTATAAACTGTGCTTCTCTTAATCACAATGTCTTCGTCATTCGTCGTCTTCTTAACTGGTCGTTTTCTAGGTACCGGTTTTTTAGGCGTCTTTGGCGCAGGTTTCTTTTTAGGCACTGTCTTTGGTTTACTAGGTTTTTTAGGTTTAACTGGTAAACTTCTAGTCGGCTTTTTAGGCTTTATAGGTTTACGTGGTTTCCTAGGTGTCAGTGCAGAGGTTGTCCATTCCATGACTCGTTCCTCTTTCTTCTCTGGTGCTACTTCTTCAACACTTTTCGAAGGAGTGCTTTTCCTCATTTCCATATTAGCAGCTATTAGTAGCAAAATAGCCAATGGATCAAAAACCAAGATGATTAATATAATCATCAATCTTACTGCTTTACCAATCATGTTTTCATCACTAGAACCATAAACAAGTTCAGCAACGTATTTGATTGGTCCTACTTCTGACTCTATCTTAGTGAGTTCAGCTTGTAATGGTAAACGCTCTTCATTAATAGTAGACACTCGCTTTTGTTCGGCTTCGATGTCCGATAATAACCTTTTGCGTTCAGTTTGTTGAGACCTACGCAACGCAGTCGCTTTTCCGGCACCTTCTTCTGATGTAGAACGTGCCATCGTTTGGTCCACTGCCTCATCCAATTGTTTAAGAGCTTTGCGCGATTGTTCAATATTTTCTTTTGAGACTTTAATTTTTTCATCTAACATTCTAACTTTATCAGCACTTCCACCAATAACTACTGACTGATCTAAATGTGCTTTTGACAAATAACCAAAAATACCCATAGAAGTTATAAGTGATAATACTATAACGGCAAATGTGAAATAATATTTTAAAAGTCTTGGTGCTTCTTTCCAATTACGATATAACCATGATGCTGATACTAACTTAGCTGCTTCTAATGCACCGCCCATGACAATAGATGCTAGCGTTGCGCTTGAGAAGATTGCGACCAATCCAGCAACAGAATAATATGCTGCTACTGATGAAATTAAAAGCGCTGATAAGAATAGTATTAGTGCAAATGTCATTCTTTAAATGTATCTGGCCAATTAAATTCTCGCCAAATTTGTCCCTCGTTATCTACGTGTGTTGGATTTTCTTCTTGTCTACCGTCATCATTAAATCCAAATGGTAATACTTCATCTTCAATTTGTTTCATTTGTTGGGCATAAATGTATTCTCTCATGCCTGTATCGACTGATTCTGCAAACATAGGTGTAGCAGCGAACCAACCGAACATTACTAAGTTCATCATTAAATCGTCATGCATACCAACCATAGCTTCGTATGATTGACCTTTAGAAACAAACGTTGACATCTCAACAATAGTTTCTGCATCCACAATATCGATTTTCTTTTGCTCAACTAAATCTTTAATATGCGAGCAGCCAATGCGTTTAGTCTTCTTATCCATATATACGCCGATGGCATCTGCTTTAACGCCATTAGATGTGTATACATTTTCATATTCTAAGTCATAGAATAATCCATTACACACTACTTGTCCAGCATCATTATTTTCAATAACTACTAATGCTTTATTGTATAGATTAGCATATTTATAAATGACGTCAGGATACAATAATGGAGAAATTAAGTTGTCTCTATATGTTACAACTTGTCTAAATGGATTTGTGCTTATGTCTATAATGTTGAACGTAGAATAATCTTGACCGCGACCTTTAGCGACATCCACAAGCACGATATAATTATGATCTTTTGATTCAGCATCGGCCAAATCTCTTTTAACTGGTGTTTCATAGACATTTACATTATTCATTGAGTACAACGGTTGTTTAGACTTCAATGATAGTAATGCATTTGCATTAATAAGCGTATTGCCTGTACCATGGAAGTTATTACCGAATTCTTGGTCGAATTGTAACTCAGATGTGTTAGCAATTGTTTGACGTCTCCATTCTTCATCACGACCAGGAACGTCATACCAATCAACACGGAATGGTTTGAAATCATTAGTGCTTTGTACTGCACCTTCCCATAATTTATGGAAAGTATTACCTAAACCATTTGCCGTTGATGTGATAATAACACGAGTTGTTTTACCAGATGTAATTACAGGATATGTAGATGTATAGAATGTACCATCGTTTTCAACGAATGCAAATTCGTCAAGGAATAGTAAGTTAACAGACATACCACGAATTGAGTTACCTGATGTTGCAGCTGCAACAATACGAGAGTTATTTGAGAACTCAATGGATTTTTTGTTTAGTGTCTTACAACCAGGTTGCAAAAAGAATGGTAAATTTTCTAGTGCAAGTGTAACACGTCCTAGCATTTCTTGGGCAGTTGCGCCTTTGTTAGCTAAGATGGCAATTGTTTGTTCTGGTTTGAAGATCGCATACCAAAGAATGTATACGACAGAAGAGATAGACTTACCTGATTGACGACAAGCAAGTACAATTGAGAATCGATTACTATTGAAGTGATCGAACATTTTACCCTGATATGGGTATAAATCAAACGGCACTAAACCTCTATCTAAGTTAATGATCTTAATGTACTTCGTTGCGAAGTACGCAGGATCATTCATACACTTAATGTATTCAGATAGTTCTTCTTGGGAAAAGGTTTGCTCGACACCGTCGCGTTTAACAAGCGGGTTACCAAGGTAACCGAATTCGTTATTCGTTAGGTGGGTTGCTGTTGACATCGATCACATTGCTCTTATTCTGTTGTGAGAGAATAAAACGTTGTAGGTCAGTTGTTGATCCTACAAACACATTATTATTTGTAATTTTTTCAGGAGACGAAGACTGATTTTTTCCCTTCGGACCTGCACGAAGGTTCTGCACCTTCTTTTGAAGGTCAGCTAATTTATCAGTATTATCGGCTTGCGTTTTTAAAAGGCCAGCTAATACTTCGAAAGCACGCGGATGTTGAGAATCTCTTGCGAGTTCCATCATCAAATCAATAGCTTCATTACCCTTAGTGATAAGTTCTTTATATGTCTCTCTCGACACATCATAGTCGACTTGCAAGTCATCGACCGGTTGCGAAGATTCTGTAACTGCCGATATCGGCAAATTCTTATTAAGGGCTTCTGCTATCTTTTCTTTCTTGCTTACAGTATTATCTATACTTTTCATGGTGTTCACTCTTCACTAAATCCAAAATCATTATCATATTGAATGTTTGTTTGGATGATTTGATAATCATCATCTTTATTTGCAGCAAATGGACTAACTTGTACGTTAACGGTAGAAGTTTTCTTTCTGCTATCAATATCACGTGTATTAACTGTAGCGTCTTTAATAATCCCGACGTCTTTCTGAACAGGACCAAAGAATTGAATCTTCATTGTAAAATCTAGTGTATAGATTAATGTGCGACGTGTTTCGAATTCGCCTTCATAATCATCTGACATTGTAACAGATTGAAG